AGCGCGGGGTGGCCGCCGAGGTCGTCGGGGTCCTCGACCACCGGGTAGACCGGGCGCGGCGGTCGGCCGACCGGCGGTAGCGGCTGGCCGGGACGCTCGGGCCAGCCGGGCAGGACCGGGCCGCCGCCGATGCCGGGCGGTACCTCGGGCAGCCCCGTGTCGGGGTACTCGGGGAAGCCGGGCGGGAAGATCGGCCCGCCGCCGATGCCGGGCGGCTCACCCGGTAGCCCCTGGTCCGGGTAGCGATCCGGCACCCAGACGCGGACCCTCTGGTATCCGATGACGTACATGATGTCTCCCCTTCCTGGGAGGTTTGACCTGGCCCTTTGCGGCCAGGTGGCTTAGGTGACCGGAGCGCTCCAGGTCATGCTCCAGGTCTGCGGGCCGACCAGCCCGTCCGCGACCAGCCCCTTCTCGCGCTGGAACTTCCGGCACACGTCCTCGCTCGCCGGGCCGAACTGCTGGTCAACGCTGATGCTCCAGCCGCGGTCACGCATCTTGGCCTGCCAGGTCCGCACGTCGGGGACCGTAGAGTTGCGGGTCCGGCCGAAGTAGTCGACGCTCAGCTTCGGCGCCGCCTGGCCGCCGCCACCGCCGGACGGCGGCGGGGTCGGGGTCGCCGCACCGCCGAACGCGCGCTTGAGAATCTCAGGTCTCATCCTGAGACGCGCGTCGTTCGGGCACGCCGTGTTGACCGCCATCCGGTGATACCCGAGGCCGCGCTGCCCGTCAGCGTTGGCGAGCGCGTTCGCCCACCCGTGGACGCGGGCGCCCTCGGCGTACAGCCGCGCGAAGGCCGCCACCTGCGCCTCGGTGAGCGGCTCGCCGGGGTTGTTCGGCGCGCAGCCCTCAGTCTCGACGCCGACGTACCGGCTGTTGAGGCTGATCCCGTGCCACGCGACGCGGCTCGTGTCGATGTACTGCTCGATGAGGCCGCCCTTGCTGATCCAGAAGTGGGCCGACACCTTCGCCGAGGGGTTGTTGAACCACCCGTAGAGCGAGCCGTTCCCGCCCTGGTGGTGCAGCACCGCGCCGAGGTAGCCGGACACGCCGCCGCCGATGTTGTTGCTGATCGGCCGCCAGGTCGCGCACGCGAAGCGGGCCATCAGGTGTCGCCTCCTGCCTCGTCGTCCACCGGCTCATCGTGAGCCAGCGGGTCGGCGCCCATGCCCTCGTCGTGCGTCTCGCCGTCCGCGGGCTCGTCGGGGCCGGTCTGGGTTGCGGTCATTGGGTGCTCCTCTCAGCGTCCAGGATCACGGGCTGACCCCGCCTCCTGCCATACAGCGTGCCACCACGCTCCGACATCGGCGTCGCCTGATAGCGGAACAGCCGCGACCCGTAGAAGGTGATCGTCTGGTTTGGCTGGTTGGGAATCCACCGGCCGAGGATCGCGATCGACATGTCAGCGCCCGGCGTGACGGTGGTGACGATGTTTTGGGTGGTGAACCCCCACGAGTTGCCGCCCCGGTTCGGCTGGTTGGCGCCGCCGCCGCCGCCGGTGAGCGTCGGCCCGACGATGACCTCCTGCCAGCACCGGACCTGTGTCGGGCTGATGACCGAGTAGTAGGCGTGCGCAGCGATGGCGAGCCCCCGGTTCGCGAACATGTCCTGCCAGCTCAGGTCAGCGAGACAGAGATTCCGCGTGACGTTGAGCTGGAGCGCCATCGCCATATGCGGCGCGGCCCCGAGCGGGTCGCCGACCTGGCCGTGCCCGTGGGTGTTGATCTCGAACACCGAGCCGCGTATCAGCCACCCGGCCGGGATGACCCACGTCGGGGTGAACTCATACAGCGCGGTGGAGGTCATGGCCTGCGCGAGCGTGAATTGCCAGTCGGTGTCGTTGTAAACCGACAGCACCGTCTCACCGGTCGGCCCCGCCGGGCCTTGCGGTCCCGGCGGTCCCTGCGGCCCTTCCGGGCCTTGGTTGCCGGGCGGCCCCTGGACCACGCCGGGGTTCAGCCACGGGTCGCCGGGGCCTTCCGGGGCGTACACCCACAGCGACCCGTCACGCGGCGGCTCAGACATTGGCGCCTCCTCAGTCTCTCGGGATCAGCGCGTTGAGGCAGCTCACGCCGCCCCCGCCGGTAAATGAGGTCCACAGGGTCACCGCCCCGTTGGGGCCGAACTGGACCCGCGTGAGCGCCACCCCGGAGGCGGGCGTCGCCGTGCTGCCCTGGAGGGAGTAGAAGCGCGGCTGGCCGTTCGGCTGGCCGACGTGACAGTCGGCCGCCATCGCCCCGAAGTTGTACGGCCCCCCGGATGTGTTGGCGTGGACGAGGAAATCGACCTGGACGCAATTCAGGAACCCGATCAGCCGGTACCGGAACCGGGTCGCGGGCAGCGGGCCGGGCGGTGTCACGAGCGCCTGCCACGGGCCGATGCCCAGCTCGGGGACTACGCCGCCGCCCTGGCCGCTGTCCCACACGAGCGCCCAGCCGGGCTCCACCTGGATGTCCTGCGCGGGGCGGCCCGGCCCGTCCCAGCCAGCCTCGATGAACCCGTTTGGGGGCAGCTCCGCGGGGGTCCGCTGGTGGCCGAACCCGCCGACGATCAGCGTCGACTGCCCTTCCGCTCCCGCCGGTCCTGCCGGGCCGGGGTCGCCTGCCGGGCCGGGGTCGCCTGCCGGGCCGGGTCCGCCGGGCGGCCCTCCCGCGCCGGGCGGCCCTATGTCGCCCTCACGGCCGGGCGGCCCCTCCGCGCCGGGTGGCCCCGCCGGTCCAGGTGGCCCCTCCGGGCCGGGCGGCCCGTCCGGGGGTCCGGGCGGTCCCTGCGGCCCGGTCGGTCCCTGCGGCCCCGGCGGTCCCGGTGGCCCGCTGCCGCCGCCGCCGAAGTCAGGATCGCGGGGGGTCAGTACCAGGTCGCCGCTGGAGTCAGCCCCGGCCGGGACGGTGATCGTCGCCAGCCTCACCCCGGCCTGGCCGCCGCCGGGCGCCAGCACCCGGAAGGCATAGGTCGCCGTCTCCGGGTCGGTGATGACCGCCCACAGCTCCTCGTCGCGGTCGGCGTCGTCGTCGCCCGGCTGCACCGTCACCCTCGCCCCGACCGGCGAGGTAAGCACCGCCACCGTGCCGTCGCCGCAGTCAGCGAGCGCCAGCCAGTCAGCCGACACGTCCACGGCCAGCCCCGCCGCCGGGGTGAGCTGCACCGCGCGGACCACCGCGGATCGGCCGCCCGCCAGCGCCGTGATGACCTGCCGGTCATCCCACGCCGAGTAGCGGCCCGCCTGCCCCCACCGGACCAGGTGAGGCGTCGTCACGACCCCACGTCCTCAACCGTGAGCACGGCGTGGTCCCCGACGTTGGCGAGGTTGCACATGCGGAACAGCCCGTTGCCGATGATCCAGTAGCGGCCATCGAAGACCCGCGAGACCGGGGCGCCCGTGTAGCGGAACGTCCACTCGCACATCTGCCAATTGGGCTGAGACTCGGTCGGCGGGTTCGGCGGGTAGCTGCAAGCGTGAGCCTTGGCCATCACCGACTGACCGGGGACCTGCCCGGCCACCCGCCAGCCGACCCCGATCGCGTGGACGCGGCTCGGGCCGGACACCACGTCGGGGCCGAGCATCACGAACTTGATCCGGTACCACTGGCCGGGCCGCATCACGCACGGGTAGCTATCGACGGCGAGCGGCGCCGCCTGACCGTAGTTCTGGTAGTTCCACCCGCCCTGGCCGATCTCGTAGCTCCGCGCGGTCCACGACAGCAGCCGCCGGTCCAGCTCAGCGATCGTCGGGACGATCGTCATCTGCGAGGCCAGGTTGGCGCCTTGCGGGACGGTGATCACCGCGATCTGGATGCCGGGCAGCAGCGCCGCCTGACCGGCCGGGAGGATCTTCAGCTCCCACGTCCCCTCGTCGGGGTGGGTCTCGCACCACAGCCAGTCCTCGCGGCTGCCCGAGGCGGGTCCGGCGTTCGCCATGACCACGTGATCCTCGCGGCTCCCGACGACCGCGCTGGTCGCGTCGTCGCATGATGCGACAGCGACCCAGCCGCCGCGGAGGATCACCTGGAGCCCCGACCCGGCCACGGCGTCGACCGCGGCCAGCGTGCCGAGCCGGTCCCTGGCCAGCGCGCGGATCAGGGTGCGGTCGTCTACCGCGTCGTAGGTCTCGGCCTGCGCCCATACGAGCTTGCCGACCGGCGGCGGCGGTGTTGTCATCTCGGGCCTCCCGATACGATCCTGAGCCCGCCGCTGCGGAAAGCGTCGGACGTGGCGGTGTCTAGCCGGACCAGGCCGCCCGCGAGCGACTCGCGGAGCCTTTGCGGCGGGTTGGTCAGGGCGAGGGTCCAGGTGGCCACGCCGGTCGCGGCGTTGACCTCGACCTGGAGGAGCCGCCCGGCGAACTCGGTGCCCTGCGGGACCAGCGGCGTAATCGCGGTGATGGTCACCGTGTCGCCCGGCCCGTAGCTGGTGATCGGCGGGAACGACTCGGGCGGCGAGCCGCTGATCTGCTGGCCGGGCACCGACTGGATTTGCGCGGCGGTGGTGGCGCGCTCCCGCAGCGTCGACTCCAGGATGGTGCCGGGCCAGTCGTCTATCGCATCGAGCCGGGGCAGCTCAGCGTTCGGCAGGTCAGCGACGACCACCGGCCGCACGGCATCCTCGCCCGCGTCGTGGGGCAGGTCCCCGACCGCGAACGTCCTCGTGCGGAGCTGGTCGCTGTCCCACTGCGCCCGGTAGCCGACCACCGCGCCGGGCACCGACAGGCCGAGCCCGGAGACATCCGACCCGACGCGCGGGTAGGCGATCCGCAGCGTGCATTCCGGGCGGCCCGCCGGGGTCATCCGGTACTCGGCGCGGAACTCCGGGCCTTGGAGCACCCCGGCCAGGTTGATCAAGAGCTGGCCGCGCGAGCCGCCCTCCAGGTACTCATACCGCCGCTCGCGGCCATACCCGAAACCGGGCTCGGTCACGATCCGCACCCCCACCTCCTCGACCGGCTCCGCGATGTCGCGGGCGATCACGGTCTGCTCAACGAGGGGCTGGCCCTGCACGGGGGGATAGCGCCGGTCGGGGTAGTAGTCCCATTGGCGCCGGGTGAGGTAGCCCGGTAGCTCGATCAGGGTGAACTGCACGTGCGCGGAGCCGTCCTGGTCAGCGACGCCGGTTGGCACCCCGCACCAATAGGGCTCGCCGTCGTAGAACGCCCACAGCCGCCAGGACCACAGCGTGAGCATCCGCTGGGTGTCCAGCCCGGAGGGCAGGTTCACCGTCACGTTGCCGTGCCCGAAGGCCGACAGCCGCCGCACGCAGTAGAAGCTCGACACGTCCACGTTGCCGAGCGCGCGAGCGCCGACCATCGTGTCCGCCCAGAATGTCCACTGGCCGGGCAGCGGGATGGTCGGCCGGGGCTCCAGCGCCAGCGGCAGCCCGACCGGGCCTCCCGGTCCTACACCCATGCTGACCGCCAGCCGAGCGACACTGAGCCGCGGCCGGTCCCGCGGAGGTACCAGCGGCCCGAGCTGGCCGGGGGCAGCAGCATGGGCCGGGAGCCGGGCAGGATGTACGAGGCGCGCGACAGCCCGCCGGGCGCCTCCGCGGTGAGGGTGGCCGTGGAGACGAGGATCGTCACCCCGGCGTCCAGCCCGGCGAGCCGGATGATCCCGCCGTGCCCGTCGCTCAGCGTCGTCTGCGACAGGTCGCCCTCGTACAGCGCGTAGACCGGGGCGTCGTGGTTGCCCCCGTTGCGGAGCACCGCGGAGTTCGGGACGTAGCTCCCGGCGTACCGCCAGGGGAACTCGCGCGGGTAGGACCGGCCGGTGATCTCGCCCTCGGTGAGGTTCGTCAGCCGGGCGGCCTGCCAGGTGCCGTCATAGAGCGCCGGGTCAGCCGCGGTCAGGGTGAGCTGCCACCGGAAGCCGGCCGAGCCGAGGGGCTGGTGCCGGTAGCTGTCGGTCCCGGCGCGCACGTCGGCGGTCTGCACCGTCTCGCCGTCCATCGTGCCGATCGCCAGCAGCACCGGATCGCGGTACGCGGCGCGGGCGGCGAGCTGCGCGCGGAACCTGGCCAGCTCCTCCCGCGGCCCCACCGCGGCGCCGTGGATGACGACCGTCCGCGCGCCGAGCACCTTCGGCCCCCACGCGGCGCCGTCGCTGATGGTCCGCGCTACGTCGTTGCCGTTGGCGGGCGGCGAGTCCAGCCAGCCCTCGACGCTGGTCACGACCGCGCACAGCCCGCTGTCGGTGTCACCCGTGTTGAGCCACAGGCCGTCGAGCACGACCGGGATCAGGCCGCGGCCCGGCGACGGGAGCGGGCCGGTGTCCAGGTACCCCCAGTCGAACGTGCGGTCGTACCTGCGAAGCGTCGGGGTTGTCATCCGAGACCTCCAGCCGTCGCCCATGCCAGCTCGCGGGAGACCAGCGCGGCTATCTCGCGCTCATCCTGGCCTGCCTGCGGGTAGACGTTGATGGTGGCGCCCCCGGCGCCGGTCATCCCGCCCGCCGCCGCGGACAGCCCGCCGCCCGCCAGCGGCGAGCCGATCGCGGGGCCGCCGCCGAAGCCGGGAATCTCCAGGGCGCCCGCGGCGTGCGACCAGCCCTCCTCCAGCCCGGCGGCCAGGTCCTCGCCGATGCCCATCGTGACCCGTGACGGCGAGCCGATCCCGAACGCGCCCTTGAGGGCGCCGATGATCGGGTCGCACACGTTGGCCCGTATCCAGCCGAGGTGCTGCTTTGCGGTCTGGAGCCCGCGCTTCAGCCCCTCCACCATCTCCTCGCCGAAGTAGATCGTGATGGTGGACGGCGAGCCGATGCCCAGCCCGCCCTTGATCATCGAGGTAACCGGGCCGGTCACGTTCGAGCTGATCCAGCCGCCGAGCCCGCGGGCCGCGGACAGCCCGGACTTCAGCCCCTCGACCATCGAGCTGCCCGCCGACCGGGCCATCCCGACCATGCCGCTGAACCCGGAGGACACGGCGCTCGACATCTGCGAGATGCCCGCGCTGGTCACGGACTTCATCTGCGACCAGGCGCCGGACACCGCCGAGGTCATCGCGCCGTGCGCGGACTGCACCACCCCGGCCAGCGCGGAGAACGCGCCGGACACGGCGCCGCCGAGCATCCCGGCGACCGCCATCGCGGCCTGGCCGAGCGCACCGAAGGCGGGTATCAGTCCGGGGCTGTTGCCGGTGATCCAGTGCCACAGCGATTTCACGATCCCGATGAGCCACTCAATCGCCCCGCCTAGCGCCTTCAGCGGGTTCATCACGTTGGAAATGGCCTGCACCCAGGAGAGCAGCTTGATCGCTACCTCAGCGATGGGCACGATGATCTTGACCAGCACCTCCAGCACGAACCCGATCACCTTGATCAGCCCGACGATGATCGGGACGACGATGTTGATCGCGGCGCCGAGCCCGGAGACGCCGCCCTCCCCGGCGCCGCCGCCTGCCACCTCGCCGAACAGCTCGCCGAGCGGTTTGAGCAGCTTGGAAAGCTCCTTGATCACGGGCGCCAGGGCGTCACCGATGGCCCGTACGATGTCCCAGAGCCCCATGAGTACCGGCTTCAGCGCCCCCTCCCAGAGCCCTTTGAGGATGGGCATCAGGAAGTCGAGCAGCCCGCGGCCCAGCGCGAACACGGCCTCGCGGAAATCGGAGCTGGCGATCATCAGGGCAGCGAACCCGGCGACGACCGCGGCGATGGGCAGCGCTGCGGCGCCGAGCGCGGCGCCCACGCCGCCCGCGGCGGGCACCACCGACGACAGGGCGGGGATGCTGTGGAGGGCGGCCTGGCCGACTGAGCCGAGCCCGCCCGCGACGAGCTTCACCGGGCCGAGGAGGTTAGTCAGCAGCCCGCCGAGGATCGGTATCTGGCCGAGCAGCCCCGGCGCGACGAGCGCGGTCAGCCCGGCGGCCCCGGCTATCGCGGCCGGGCCGAAGCGGTGCAGCAGGTCGACCACCCGCTGCACCTGCTCGGGCTTCAGGTTGTTGATCCACTCGGTCCACTTGGCGATCATGCCGGACAGCGGCGCGACGAGCTTGCCCACCGCGACGCCGATCGCGTCGAAGATGGGGGCGAGCTGGCCGCCGGGCGCCAGCGCCGCCGACAGCGCCTTGGCGAGGTCGTACGCCTGGAGGATCATCGGGCCGAACGCCTGCACGAGCCCCTGGCCGACGCTCAGCTTGATGTCGTCCACGATCCGGGGGAAGGACCGCAGCACCTTGCCCGGCTCCTCCATCGCGGAGGCGTAGGCGCCCGCGACGCCCTTGCCCGACTCCAGCACCGCATTGAGCACGGCCTGAGCCCGCTCGGCGTCGGTCAGCTCAGCGACCGTCTTGCCGAGCGACTTCGCGTACTGGGCGACCGCCTGCCCGGCCTGGACGTTGAGCCCGGCGTTCCGCAGCACCGCCGAGTTCTGGGTGGTGATGCC